GATATCTATTGCCTCTTGTGTTGCTTTCCTTGTAAAAGAAAAATAGCCAATCCTATCTGGCTCACGGCCCTCGGACAACTGCTCTTCAACAATACGTAATAGTGTTGTTGTTTTACCTGTACCTGGGGGACCTATAATCTTACAAACATTTTTTAAAATGGTATGGTCTCCTCTTTTATTTCTTCTTCAGGCGGTAATTCTACCTTAGTGTTAAACTTATCATTAGGGACCCACCAAACCAATTGACCTTTTTTATTTCCTAATTTTCTTTTGGTGCTATCTCCGCCCAACTCTCTTAGATAGATACCTAATTGAATACCTGTCAGTTGAGCGTACCTTCTGTTCTTCATAAACTCTTGAAGTTGATCTAACCTAAAATAAACTTTATTGTCCTCCTCGTCCACGAAACACTGACCATTGAGAATCTCTTCTATATCCACTGCGTTTGCTTGATTAGAAATATATCTGTTAAGAATAGTTTTAAACTGCCCCTCTGGTGTAACTTCAAAATCGGGAGCCACCTTTATGGCTTTTGAAACAATGCTTAAAACAAAAGCATCCCAATCATCACGATTCATCATTGAAGGCATTGATGCAATTTTAGTTAAACACTTCTTTCTGAATTTATGTTGATCGTATAGCTCTTCTACATTTAGAACTAATCTATGCTCATCATTTAATGTGACATGATAAATAGTATCAGCATCATCACCATGCTGAACAACATTTCCGATATCGGTAATAACATTACTATCTCCTACTCCATACTTTCTAATTCTACATTTTGATTTATTACAATAAGAACACATGGGTTGATCTTTACACTTGTAGCCCCATTCTTTTTTATCTGCTTGCTTAATTATTTTTTCTAATTGTTTAGGAGATAAAGGGTCTGCAAAGTATTTATGATGAAACTTATGAACCTCTTCTTCATAGTTTTCTCCATATTTTTTCTTAGCAAAGATAGCGTATTGAAATAAAAAACTATCTCTACTGCCCTGTTGAACTTGTTTATTCTCTGTCAAATATGCTTCAATACAAAACGGTGCATCTTTAAACTCTGATGATTCGTTTGTTAAAGATAACTTTTTTAGTTGATCTAAGGTAATAGACTTTTTATCTACCTCTAATAAAAATTCATCTAAGGACAATGCATTGCCCTTATCATTAAAAGCGTGCCTATCAGAATAATCATAACCATTATGATAAGGTAGATTAAGAAAGCTACCCACTTCCCAATCCTTTGTATTGATACCCTCTCTAATTAGTTTGTCTTGCTTTGGAAAAACTTCACAATGTCCTAGCCCCATCAAAGACGCTAACTCTTTAATCTTTTTCTGCACTGCTCCTGCGGGAACATAATCTTTAAAAAATAAAAAAAGATGTGCGCCACCACTTTTAGATTTGGTGACAACGAATGGTAAATTTTTTTCTTTAAGTTTGGTAACGATACTTAAATGATCAAGAGGATATTGATCTATGTCGATGCACCCCCAACGACATTTGTCTTCGTCGTTTATTGGAAAGATACCTAGACTAGGCCATGCACCTTTGAGATGATCCTCCCATAGAGTGTCCTCGATTTGTTGCTTATGGATAAAAGATTTACCCTCTGCTTTATTATCTTCTCGAAAACTCTCACCAGGTTGGAACGTACCATAAGCACGCTCCAACCCTAGAAAGATCTCTTTAAATTTAGAGACCCTTGGTTCCATTAAAACGGAATGTCACCAGATGCGTTTGAAGTTTCAACTTCGTCATCATACTTAGGTTTAACAATACCTTTTCTGACAGACTCATTGAAATTTGCAGCCATATCAAAAGTGTCTTCCTTGTTTAAGAACTCACCTTTGTTGACAACCCAACCATACCAAGAACCTTTATCATTAGATTGTTTGGTAGTAGTTAGTTCGTAAATACGATACCAACTAGGAGCCAAGAAAAGTTTTTTGCTTTGTGGGTTTTGAATGAATTCATTCTTTAAACTATAAGCCCAACTTCTCGCAGCTTTTAATTGTGTTGCTTTCATTGATATGATTGCAGGCTCTGGAGCCACACCACCATTTAAAAGAAGCACATAAAAGTTTGCACATTCCTCTAGGTAGTTTCCGCTCTCAAGACGGAATTTACCGTCATCTCCACGTACTGCGTTGGTCGGTTTATCTTTTGCTGAAAAGATATTGACAGGGGCAGAGGAACCTTTACCTCTGTCTTGCCATTCCAACCACACTTTTTCATACCCACAGACAACAACTTTGATCCCTTCTTGTCCAGGGTACACTTTTTTACTCACAGAATTTAAAATCATTCCGGCTTTTGCACCTTCAATTTCTTCTAACTCTGGAGACATTTGTGCCAAGACTTTTAATCTTGGCGTTGCGATATCATCAGTAGTGATGGTATCGAGACCTGTACCTGCAAACTTCTCAAGGTTTTCCATGTTCATTGCAGGTAGTTTTTCAGCCTTTGTGGTGACTGCACCATTTGCTTTTGCATTTGTCATTTTTTATTTTCCTATTGTTATTTTTTTCGTTCGATCTTCACTTTTTTAAAAGTGTAAACTCCAAACTTTTCTTGATCAACAGATGTCATCGAACCCTTGGCAATCTGTTCCTCTACTAGTTTGGAGAGTGTATTCCATGCAACACCTTTTTTATTACTAGGATACAGACCACGGTCTTGTAACTCAGTTATAAGATTGCTTGCATCAGAATCTTGTCCACGACCAAAGGTCAACTTTACCTCGTTCTTAATCACATCATCTAGTCCCATTTCTTTTAATCTGGTAAAACAATAATCTTCGTTTTCCATTGTGATGTTTGCACGTAGTTGATCTTTGATAGAAACTTTACTTCCGTCTGTCAGGGTTAAAGATTTAACTCCTGCCTCTTCTATCATAGAGGGAATAATTTCATTTTCTAATTGAAACTCTCTCTCCTCTAACTTTTTTATCTCTGTAGCTTTATCAGCTTTAGCCTTACGAACATTGTCTAGTTCGGTGCAGGCTTCACCAATATCAGAGACTTGTGAGCTATCTAAAGAATTTATTTTAGATTGCTCTAACGCTTTATCTAATAGACCCATTTTATTCTCCTATTTTAATTCTATTGTTATAGGAATATATATAGCACTTTCTCTATCCCATTTCAACACTTTAAAATTATTATTTGTAATTTTTCCTGCGACTGCACAAACTATACCAATTAACACAGGATCTCCCATCAATAATAAGTAATCACTTGAGGTAAAATCTTTTAATTTTTTCTCAACAGAAAATACAAATCTTGATGAATTTACTTGAACTTGCCTTGGATTTTCAAACATAATGTAGGGAGTTCCAAATCTCTCACAGTCAGATATATCTCGATAACCTCCTGTAGGCAGTTTCGTATTCGTAGTTACATATACTTTATTCATTTTCTAAAATTTTTTTTATTGTTAAACCTAGCACATAAGGTATCTGAGGAACAACTGAGTTGCCTAAACATTTAAGTCTGTCCACCCGCTTGGGTACCCCATGAGCCACTCGACCCACGTCGGGTTCAAACTCCCACCAGGAGCCGATTCTTGATACGCTACTTCCGTCTCCAAATATTTCTTGTGTCTCAGTTTCGCCATGTTCTCCGTCAGTCTCATACCCATTCCAATCGCTGCTCTCGGTGTCGGCCACATTACCCTGCCCGCTAGTCTGCCCTTCTTGGAAATTTTTTCGTAGTTCAGGTTCGGTCCCGTGTCCTTGTGGTCCCTCGCTGTTGGAGTCGGCCACATCTTTTGTCCTCTTTTGCGAATGCCCTCTGCTATTTGAACTTCCTCCTGAAGAATTTTTCCTCCCCTCCCATTCGGTCTGCTCCCAGGATTTGATGCTCTCGGTGTCGGCCACATGCGAACTGCTATCCCTAGACTCTTGCCTGGTTTTCCCTTTGCTTTCTTGTCGTAATAATCTTTCACTCTCGCTTGATACTCCTCTAGCGGCTCGTCGTGATTCCCTCGAGCTGCATGAGCTAACGTCGGAGTTGGCCACATCTTTACGGGCTCGTGACTCTGTGAGTCTTTCACTGCGCTTATCAGATTGATCTGATGATTCTTTTCCCTCAAATTCTTTTGACTCCTGGGTCCCCTCTGTCCGTCCCAAGCGTTCGGAGTTGGCCATAATCCAGACCCTTTCTCTTTTGTGGTTGGCGCCGATGCTAGAAGCTGAAATACTAAACGTCCTTGCGGAGTAACCTTCACTCTCCAAGTTCTCGAGCACGGTGTCGAGACCGAGTTTAATGTGTCCACCAACATTTTCTCCAATAACCCAAGTTGGCCTGAGTTCCTGGATAAGTCTAAACATTTCTGGCCAGACGTGTCTCGGATCTTGCTCACCTTTTTT